ATTGCCAATTCTTGACATTGAAACAGATTGCCATTCATTGCCGCCATCTCTAGATACTTCGTAAATAGCTGCTGAGTCTAGGCTGTCTAAATTCCAATAATGGATTAATTCAATTTCATCAAGTTCAATTTCTTCAGCTAAAAATTCAGCATCTAAAAGTTGAACAGACTCAAATACTGTTCCTATTGTTTCAAACTCATAGTTTGAATTAACAACACTAAAATTAGCTGTTGTATTTGTTTCAAATGTTAAATCTTCTTCCACTGTAGAAAAAATAACTGGAGTCATATATTCATATGCTCCATAGTTTGCTAGTCTATTTTTAAGCCTCTCAAGAAGTTCATTAGCGTCACCAGTTCCACCAGAACCAGAACCACCAACTCCAAGAGATATGATGTTTTCATAGTCAATATTTAATATGCTACCGCCACCGTCTTCTTGAACGTAAACATTTCCTAGTTTAATTCCTGAACTTGGAAATGGTGCTCTTGGAGCATCTGCTAAAACAGCGTTAGAAGCACTAGATGGTAAAACTAATATTTGACCTGTTATTGTATTGTTTTCATTAACGGTATTTGGAAGCAATGTTACACTGTAGAAAAAATATTCATTAGCACCGATTGTTGCAGGAGTAAAATCATTTGCTTTATCGTTTAAAGGCGTTCCTCCATCCGATTCAAAAACTTCGCCTGTAGAAAAATCAATTACAGCACCATTAAAATCAAGCAACAATGATTTTTGTTCAAGACTAATTTGAGAGCCGCTTAATTTGGCAATATCAGCACCGGATATTTCAACTCTTTTACTCAAAGTAGCTTCAGGCCTAACAAGCAATTGCCCGTGATGTCTATTGATTTCTGCTAACGCTCCATCAAGCTCTAAAAATTCTCTGTTTTTAAGAGCAAAAGAATTAGTTCCAACTAATACGTCACCGCCAGTTCTTCTGGCAATGACAAAAACATCATCGCTAGACAGATCAACCGTCGAAATATCCGCAACATTAACAGTTAAAACAGAAGGGGTTATTCCTCTGTTAATTTCTACATAGGCTACTTTTTGATCAGCATCTAATACAATGTTTTGAGCTATAATTTCATTTGCACTATCAGAAAGGCCAGCAATCTGAACATATGCCGACAGTGAGTTTGACAATGTATTTGTAGCCAAATCCCATGACCAAGTACCTCCCTTGACCATTTTTAACGTATTGTTTTGTTGTACATATTCTCTTAATACAGATATGTCTAAAAGGTCTCCCTCTCCCAAAAAAGAGTTATCCCATAGATAAACTGTATCGCCAGTTAATCTGTATGCAAATATAAATGTTTTTTCATTTAAAGGAACTGAATTAATATCTGCAACGGTAAGTACAGAAAGATCGGCTATTGTAAAAGCCGCATTCCTATCAATTTGATAGAAAGCGACTTGGTTTTCCTCAAGAGAAAGTGTACCGGATAGTCCTATTGTCCCATTATCAGCAGAGCTTGGAACAATGACATTAGCTACTCCACTTCCACCTGAAAAAGTTATGTCTTGAAAAGTTGTGTTCGTTGTATTTGTAACAACTGTATGATCTGAAACAAGTTTAACAGTTTTATCTTGTGCCTTGTCAGCCATCATTGTAGTAAGTCTGGAAATTCTATCGGTAAGATTTTCTTCAGCTACAGAATTATAATGTGTTTGATTATTTTTAGAATCGGTTGCGCTTTCATTATAAGTAGGTGTAGTGTCAGATTCAGAATTTGAACCAATATAATCAAGAACAGCTTGAGCTGTATTGTCAGCAATTGTTCTAGCCTCACCCTGCTCAAGCTCAGTACCACCTAAAATTCTAGCGTAAACTCTTGGGATACCGCCGCCATCATCTGATCTAAAAAATAACCAAAAAACATCTTCATCAAAAGGTACGTCTTCTCTATCTGCAATAAAAACATGTCTTGAAGTTAATGGAGAAGGATTTGTTTCGTAAGTTCCCCAAGCATATTGAGCATCAAAACCAGCAGGGCCAGATGAGGCTTCCTCATAAGGAACGGTCAGCGTTACCTGAGATAATGAATCAACAGTATCAATTTCATAGTAGAATTCACTGCCTTTAGAAGCATCTTTAATAAAGTCACCCGGCTCAACATCGTTTGTCCAGCTTGCATTACCTACAGAAGTAACAACAGTTCCACCGTTAGTAAAAATAAGTGGCGGTATAATGTTTTTATCTCTAACCAGATTTATATAAGCAACTTGGTTGTCAGCCAAAGATACTTCGGTACTTGTATCATTTGAAAGAATCTTATAATTTAGTCTGCCACCAATAAATCTTAAATAAATATCTTGAGACCAGTTTACTTGGCCCGGTTTAGATGTGAGAACAATATCTGCCATAGGAATTTGAGAACCACCTGAGCTTACCAACTCAATTTGATTTTCAGGATTTGCAGCGTTGTAATCAGCAGCAAGAGTGTTTATATTAGAATCATTTGCGGTAAGTGTAATGTTATTAATCTCACCAGTATTAACTGTTCTAATAAGGACATCTGCTGTCATTCCAGCTACTTGACCTTGAAAATCAATTCTACCATGAACTACATTACCTTTTCCGGTAAATGCTGTATTAGCAAGGTCAGCTCTTAAATTACTGATTGAGCCGGGATTTTCAGAATACCAATATGGTGTACCCTTTAAAAGTTTTACCTCTGTCATTAACGCATCAAAAAATTCTTTTAAATTTTTGATTTGTTTATCGCCACCCTGAAATGGTGAGGTAGCAGATGAGGTTGAGGTGTAAAAATTTTCAGAACGACCATCAGCCCAAGGATAGATGTAAAATGGGTTGGGGTCAAAATTACCAGCCGTACCGAGCCTTAAAAGCATTGGCCTACGGTCTGTAATTGAAATTACGTTATTTGAAGCGTCAGTTTGGACAATTGCAATAGGCAATACGTTTGACGCAAAAGATGAAGTAGAAATTACAATTTTGTAATCCAAAATGATTGCCAATGGTACTGTTTTTGTAACTTCTATGTTTGTGGTAGGGTTCCAAAAGTAAGACTGATCAATTGTAGAGTCATCAACTTCTCTTACAAGCTCAACGCCAACATAATTATCTGTAGACGGCGTAAAAGCACCGTCTACACGATCATTTGTTGTACTCGACAAAATTTCGGCAGGAGTTCCGCTAGGAATATTGTAAAACGTACCAGATTCGTCAGAGGCCCCGTGAAGAATAGAGGTGTCAGATACGATAAGCTGTAACCCATTGGCAGAAGACCCAATAGCACCGGGCATATTAATTTCAAACCCACGAACTACATAGCTTTTATTTTCACCAATAACTAAACCGCTAATTAACTCATCGAAATCATTAGAAACTGCTGATTCAACCGATTTCAAATATGGTACGTCAATCCTTTGTCCACCTAGAAAATTTTGCCGCCTTCTTACGCTCATTTAATACCCTTATAACTAATTGAAATCATGTTGTTATTAAAAAAATCATTTACAACTATATAATATCATATAATTTAAAGATTCAGTGCCGAGCTTTTTATTGACTTTTTTTGTGCATATGATACTATTGTTAAGAAGGAGTTTTAAAATTATGTGGAATATAAAAATTAATGGTAAAAAAATAAAAATGACAGCGCAAGAATTGGAGAAAAACATGTCGGAAAAAACAAAATCAAGATTTAATGAACCAGTATATTCAGCTACTTACGATAATGGTGGCTGGCCAGAGCGTGACGAATTACCCACTGTTGATTTTATTGGTGATGTAGACGAGTCTTCTTTAGCTAAAAAGACAGTGGAAGTAGCTCATGCTCTTCACACGTTACATTTGGAAAAAGATGAAGAGACATATTTTGAAATGATGAGAAAAAGACTTTTAAATCCTGAAGGAAAAAATTTTGGCAAAAGTAAAGTTGCAATTTTAAAAGATTTTGATAAATCAGGATGCTGCTCAAACCCTCAAAAGTACAAAAATGTAATTAGTAAAAACTTGCAGTTTTACTCATGCAAAAACTGTGGGGCTGATTTGGGCGACTGTTAAATATTTAAACTCTGTCAAGAGGTTGCTGCCCTTGCAGACCTGAAAAGCTAAAAGATGTTTGAACAACACCTTTGGCGTTTATATTTGTACGCTCATTTGTTACTCTTGCATAAGGGACGAAAAGAATATCTTCACCAGTTCTTCTATCGCTAATTCTAATAGAAATATATGGTGCAAATATTGAGTCAAATATTTTAGGCCTTATATCATACCCTTGAAGGCCATTTGACTGAGCAGTTCTGACTCCAGAAACACTTCCTTGGATAGAAACTCTGGTAATTTTAATTTCTTGTGGAAATACCGAGTCAATACCGTAAATTGGTTCTTCCCCATAATCTATTGTGTATTGTAATTGCTGAACCTCGTTATAAACTTTTCCGTTTATATACAATTTAACATGTGCGCCAGCTATTGTTCTTTGTGCCATTACAAATCCTCTTCTGTACCCCAAATATAATATTTTTCTGAGTTTTCTTCGTCACCCCAATTTCCTAAGCCAATATCGTTTGGATATAAAACGTAAAAAACAACGACAATACCAGTTGCGGTAATTTCTTGAATTAAATCTTGAGCATATATTCTACCAGCAACAGAATCGGTTAAATAAAAAGGATAATCTGAACCATCTTTGTTTGGGTTAGCTGGTTTTTTTTCTGCAATTAAAGTAACATCAGTTCCTTTCGGGTGTTTTTGTTTAAATTCATATGAAGGATTAATTCTTAATGTTTGGTTAGAAGGTCTTGAAATATAGGGAACAGGACCTTCTTGATGTGATGTTCCAAATCCAATTATTAAATCACCTTGTTCATCAGGAAATTGCGTTGAATTGTCAACAAAAAGAATTTTATCACTACTAGCATCAAGCTTTTCTGTTGTAAGAGCTGCTTGTTCTCCAATTGTATATCCAACAGTTGTGTCATATGAATAAGGGCCGACTTGTCCTTCATTTGAAACCACATTAGTTCCTTGTATAATAACATCTACCAAAAATGAAGGGGGCATATTTATAGATTCTACATCAAAAGAATTTCCACCAGTTGTATTTGTAATTTCAATAGAACCGTCTTGATTATTATTACAAGAAAAATTATAAATATCATTTATCCTATTATATGTTTTTGCAGCAATATCTGAAGCCGTAATATCTTCCGAACTATTTATATTTATTTCTAATACTTTTTCTGAAAAATTTTTATCAATAATTGAATTATCTATATTATATATAACTCTATATTTTGTTGAATTCAAAAAAGAATTTAACAAAAAACTATCTCCAGACTGTAACTCTGCAAGCGAAGGAAAGGTTATTTGTGTTTTTTCTGGAACGTGAGTATATATATGAGCAGCTCCAGCCCTGTTCCTTCTAACAACTTTAGTTGTTGCTGGAATAAACACTTCAAGGGTTCTTGGTGATGTTTGAAAAGCAGCAGCGTAAGTTAAGTTAGAAATTACAGTTCTAGTTATTGGATTATAAAACAAAATGGCATCATCACTACCTTGAACTACAGGAGGAGACCACACCCCTCCATCTGCCGAACAAAGAGCTGGCGTTACATTTATACTAGGATTTATACTACACCCTCCTTCAGCAATACCTTCTGGGTTTTCATATTCCACGTAAGCTTCGTTAACCGGACCACTTTTGACTTCTGTAACATTAAAAGTACCTCGGTTTTCAGATGAAAAATTATTTCCATATATATTAACATAATCACCAGCTTTTACTTTTCCAATTGAAGGGTTAGCACCACCACTCCAAGTGGCCCTAATAGCCCCACCAGCTTCTTGTGTAAGCGTCCATTGTGTTGTTGCATCAGCCGCAGTAGGTCTAATTTTATCAAATTTAAGAGCGTTCTGAGCTTTGCCACCTAAAACTTTTACACTAGATGAAGGGCCATCGGTAAAAGAAATTAACACAACTCTTGTAACCCCATCATCTTGCCTTGCAAAAGCAGCACCATTCCCACCAACTTTTTTAATGCTTTTAGTAATTGCATCAGCAACCTCTTGCGCTGTTGCATCGTTAATATTTTGAAATTGGCTAGAACTAAAAGCAATTTCAACGGGTTCTGCATCGTCAAAAGACATTATTAAATTATCACCATCTTCAAGTGAAAAATTTTCAACTTCCTCAGATGCCGAAGTAGCCCGTGTAAATACTTCTCCATATAAAATTCTAAGAAGTTGATGAACCAAATCTCTAACTTGTTTTCTGTTAGTAATTTCAATACCAATTTCACGAAAAACTTCGTCAGAAAGACCAACTTCAGGCGGTCTTACAACACCTTTATCGCCAAGCCTTGAATCTAAATATTTTTGGCTGGCTGTGACAATGTAAAGAGAGTCGTTTACAGCCTCGATATTATTTACAAGATGCGCAGGTCCACTGGCAACAGATCGCAAAATTGCATCTGTGTTTTTGCCACGGATAACTTTATTTAAGTATTTTCTTAATCTTTTGTATTCGCTTTCTCTATCTGCCATAATTAATCAATTTTTGAAACAATAATATCAGAGATAATATCAAGAATCAAAGCTTTTTCTCCAGCATTTATTTTTATAACATCATTTTGGCTGTCATATTGAGGTGAGCTAATTGCAACAGCTTGCACCCCCACAATTCCATCAACATTACTTACAATATTTGATATTGGAATTGGTTTTCCAACATCATTCCCTCTAATTAATGAAGCAACAGAATTTCTAACCTCTTCAACAATTGTACTAAAAGGTACGCCTGTCTTAACTCTAACATCAATAGAAACTTGAATTCTTCTTGTAAGAGGTGCTTTAATAAAAATTTCAGCACCAGCCGCAGCTACACCCGGATAGGTTGTATTGTCTCTAGGCTCACCATATACAATTCTATTGGCTTCTCCAATTAGCCCTGTATTAAATTTGTAAGCATCAACACCTTTTATTATATTGGTTGGGTATTGAAGTTTTCCAATTGCACTTATTGAAACACCGCCAAGCTCACTAATTTTTTCAAATTGATTATCTGTTGTAAACATAACATTTTTAGAGTTTAAATTTGCAGGGTTTGTAGTAATAAACTCAATTTGTTTGTACCCAACATAAGGGGTAGATTCTTCCACATAAACTTTGTTAAAGTTAGAGTCAAGTAAGGTTTTTTCTACATCTACAGTATTGCCAGATACAATAATTTCGCTTTCACTTAAAACATCAACCACTGTATAAGTTCCAACATTATTTTCTCCAATAAAACTATCAGAAATTACAAATTTATCGCCGGGAACTGTTCCTTCATATTGTTTAAATTCCATTGCTTCTTTATGGAATTCCAAAACATCTGTAACCAAAATGCCAGCTTCAGAAACACCATTTACATTAATAAAATCAACAAAATTTCTTCTACCCTGTTGTTTAACTTCTACAGCAAACTCACCGCTAATATTAAAATTAAAAGCATCAGTAGTTTCACCAACTCCTGTTGTAGTAACAGTGACGGTATCGCCCTCAGCTACAGCAGTAAAATCGGCACTAGCTTGTGTGTTAATAGCATCTGCAAATTTAACAGCAACTTGTTCGGCACTTTCACTTCCGACAAGCCCTACCGAAATTGGGTTGGCAGTTGCTCCGGGGTCTGGCCCTTTAAAATAAAAGTGATACTCGTTAACATTTTCAGAAGAATACATAATTCCATATTCACTATTGTTAATATCAACTTCTCTAGACATTTTAAATTGAGTAACTTCTTGAAGTTTTTCGCCGGAGTCAACGACATGAAAATCACCTTCATTTGCAGCATCAAAATCTTCTCCAAGAGTAGCTATGTTGCCCGGCCTTAAGTTTTCAAAGCTAGGTTCTGCACCAGCACCGGCCCATTTAAGCCTAACTTTTCCATCAAGTTTTTCAACATCAAAATCCGTTAAGTCAATATCTAAATCTGTATATACAGCTTCAATTCCATCTACACTTGAAGAAGATTCTTGAAACGGAGTTGCTAAGGTTATTTGAAATGTAGAATCAACAGAATCAATTTTATAATAATAATTATCGCCTTTAGAAGCGTCTTTGATAAAATCACCAGCTTCTACAATACTTGTCCAATCTACGTTACCAACAGAGACAACGGTGGTACTTGCATTTGTAAAAATCAAATTTAAAGGAATAGGATTGTTACTATATAGTTCTACATTATTATTTCCTATTGTAACTTCTTCCTCAACAGAATTTGGGTTGTCAATATAGATAGAATCTTTAAATCTTCTAACAACTCTAAATGTTCCTTGATTAAGAATGCTAAAATCACTATTTATAATTACGGAGTCACCTTCTTGAACTTCTGTTTTGAAAACTAAATCTCCAGTGTTAGCTACAGGAGCTTCAAGTTCACTTCCAGAAGCAGTGGCACCACCACCGGTTACAGAAATTGGTATTGTTACAGCAGCAACTTCAGACTCAATATTTATTATAGCCCCATCTGAATTTGAGTTAATACTTGGTATAAGAGCTATGGCAGCAGAAAGGTTTGAAGCTGTATCATTTACACTTGCTCCAGCTACAAAATCAACACCTTCTGTAAGGATTGTTGTTCCAACAGTAAATTGAGTGCCTAAAACAGCTACGTTATCAGTAATTGTAAAATTTCCAGTAACTAATTCTGATACACCGCTAGAGTTAATAATTCTAACAGTTCTTGCATCATCAGAACGCCCAACAACAAGAAAATTTCCATTGTTTTTTTCGCTTAACCTGTTTGTTATAGTAAGAATATCTCCAACAGCAACCTCATCAAACCTCATATCTCCAGTGTCAACTCTAAGGTCTACAATACTGCTAATTCCATCTCTAAAAATAGTCAATGTACTTGGGGAAGAATCTTTAATGTCTATATTTGAAGTTAAAAAATTTGGCTGAGTTCCATTTTCATTCCAGATAATTGCAGTAAGATCACCCTGTTTTTCTACTTTAAAAGTTTTTCCACGGGTTCGTGTGTGATACCTATTTCTGCCAAATAATCTTTGAGAAACTCCCTTATCAAAAAGCTCAATTTTTGTAAACCCAACACTTGGATTAGCAGAGCTAATTTTGATTGAATTAAGTGCGTTAATTCCCGTAACTTTTTTCTGTATTTCTGACGCAAAAACTTTTACCCATTGATCAGAGTGAAATCCATCAGAAGTAGCTGTGTTTATACTAACTAAAGATTTAGCATTAGCTTGATCACCAATAATAATTGCAGAACCTTCAACTGCTGCCGCAACAAAATTGCCCACACCGCCAGCAATTTGAACAGCACCATTATTTCCAATTACATTAGTTGATAACTGTACATTTGTGTTCCTATCGACAGACTTAATGTCTCCAAGCGTAGTATATCCAGTTACAGCAAGTATGTTTAGAAATTTAGTTAGCTGTAAAGATGTTGTTGGTACAAGCTTAATTTTTTCACCATTATTAAAACTATAAGCATCAGTAGTGTTGGTGGAAAAGGTAGGTAAATCTAATGGGGTTTTGAAAACAAATTGAGGCAATCCCCCTATAGCATCAATATCACTTGATAAAATATAGTTTTTTCCATCAAGAAGTTTTACAGAGTCATAAGCAAAATCAGAATCTTCAGCAGTTGAAAGGTTTATAATACCTGATCCGGTTGAGCCGTTGTCGTCTACTATTTCTGCCGTAATATAATCAGACAAATTATCTGTCACATAATCAACAATTTGTTCGGCTGTTGTATCAGATTTTTCAAAAAAATTAATTGTTCCAGTTTCAAGTGTTGCAACATCTGATTGCTCAATTGCAACCCCAAGAGGTCTTTTTATTGTAAAACTAGTGGCTGTTGCAGAATCTACCCTGTAACTACCTTGGTTTTCAGTTAAAAATTCTCCGGTTGAAATAATTGAAACATAATCTCCAGAAAGAATTGGTGTTAAACCCGGAGCAGTTCCCGTTCCAGAATGTGTGTATGTTACTAAATCATAGTTTGGATTTGGTATAATTGTAACATCCCACTCTGTAGTTCCGTTAATTGTTGTAGTTTTAGCTGGGCCAGATTTTAAAAATAATTTAACTTCTATTTCATTATTAACAGATACAATATGGGAAATGTCTTCATTTGGAGTTGTTGGATAAAAGTAACCAATACCAACTTTTTCACCTGAATTACCCCACTCGACAGACCTGTAAAGAATTGCATCTTGATTTGTAAGTGAAAGTGGGTCAACAACATTTTTAGCTTGCATTAAAGCTTTATAATTGTCAAAAGCAAAATTATTACCAAAAAATTTGGTGAATTCAGTAGGGGTAGTCCATGTACCTCCTGCTAACAAACAAGATGATTGTGTTGTATTATTAGAAGGGTCTATGTCACAACCTCCTCCACCTTCTTTATCCCAAGCCCTAAAATGATTAGCGTTTGCAGGATGTGTAATTTTTGTAACAGCCGTTCTAAACAATGGCATATTAAATGTTTTTCCAGTTGGGTCGTTATCAAGTACAGTTACAATAGAATCATTATGTCCAAAATCATAACCGTTTACAAAATAAAACCTATCATTGATCCTACTTCTTTTATAAAAAACACTGTCCTCTACATTAACAGTTGTCCCTGTATAATTTTTAATTTCTACACATTCTTTTGAAGAAATATCATTAGAATCATTAAAAGGCTGTGCAAAACATAAAAATCCTGAAGGATCAAACCCTAGCGCATTTAAATCCTCACTTGAATCCACTGTATTTATATATCCATTGGGTGGGTCTGAAAATTGATCTGTAGTTATTTTGCCATGAACAAAAGATGGCCATTGCCTGTCTTTAAAACCACTTTCATAAAAAGCCAACTGCGAGTTAATACTTTTTGAAAAACTATTTTTAATTAAATTTAAAGCTTTAGCACCATCATTAAAATCAGCCAAAAACATTGCCCCATGAATATCTTCAGTATTTGTTCTGAAAATAAAAATCTCATCATCCTCAACTGAAACCACTGCATTTTTTAGTTGGTTATTAAAAATAGCCGCAATATCATTTACAGTATAAATGCCAGCACTAACTTTAATTTTTTGTGGCGCATATTCTGTTCTAATTACAGAAAAACCTTCTTGATATAAAATTGGTCCCTCAAGTATAGCCGAAGATTCTTCAGAACCAGTAACCCTAATATCAAGGGTCGTATCTGTTTTGGCGTAAACACGACCTTCTAATCTATTTTTAACAGAAAGCTCTTCAGACCAAATTATAACGTAATCACCAATCTCTACATTCCCAAATGCGCTTAAAGATGTGCTTTCATATCTTACGATTCCATTGCCGGGTTTCGATACGGTTAAAAATGTATCGGCTGTTACACCAATTTCTACTGGTTCTACCACTGTATCATCAACAACAAGCCAGACATAAGCTGTACTAGATATGGTAGTTTGCCCCCCAAGAATTGGTGAGCTTTGAATTTCAGCTCTGGTAAATTCAGAGCCAACATTGACTGAATCACCCTCTTTAAGTAATTTATTTAACTTGATCTGTCCAGTATTTCTTGACAGTTCAAAATCTGCCTCATTACCTTGTGCAGTAAGACCAAGTTCTTCTGAAAACATTCCTTTTAAAACAAGGTCTGAAGAGTTATCAATTTGAATTGATGCTCTGTTTGATGGTCCAAGGTTAGATGTAAGTTTAATTCTTTCACCATTTATTTCAGCAGTAACACCAGTAATTTTGGCATTAATAACATTCACCCAAGAGGAAAGAGAGTTTTGATTGTTTACAGTTGAGTGCTGTCCATCTGCAATAAAATCTTCGTTAATAAAGTTGTATGTAATAAAATCCGTTCCATCAACTGAAATAATTAACGTATCACCATCTGTTATGGTGTTTGACCAATCGAATTGGTTTTTAGTAATAACAAAAGCAGAACGACCATTTTTATTTAAAAGCTCTTTGTTTTTATAGAGAAGAACTGTTGCCACTTCGTTTGTGGGGAATGCAAGTATTGGCCCAGCATCAACTCCAGAGCTGGGAGTCGTTAATTGCAAAAATTCATTATCTTCAGATTTAGCCTGTATTACAACTTTAGTTCCAGCCTCGGCTGTAGTTGCCTCAAATGTTGAGTCAGGATTATTGTTAATACTTGCAACAATTTCATACGCTGTAGCAGCACCTTCGGCTTGAAAATCGCCTTCTAAAAAAGTATGTTCAAAAACTACGCCGCCTACAAGAATTGCAAGCTTATCAAATGAACTAATCGCAAAAGGTGTGCTGTTTGAAGATTGAATAAAGGCTTTTCTTACAGAAGTTTGCTGCCCTCCAGTAGCAAGTTGAAATGTTTGCTCACCACCAATGGCAGATTCAATGACAGATTCAAGCCCAACACCTTCTGAAGTTTCTTCGTACCCTTCACCATTGTCAATATAAAGAATTGTTTGCTCAGGATTTGAAGTGTCAATTTCGTTAGATGTTACTCTAGCATTTTCATCAGGGGCCTGTGCGCCTAACACTGCATTTTTTACAGCAAGAGCTGTGCCTAGACCTCTTGAAAGTCTTTCTTTTTTAATTCTGTCACGATAATTATCGTCAGACTCATTGTCAGCACCATTTGAAAAAGGCACTTCATTAATTACAGCCGCACCAGAAAATGGCGCAGTTACAAATTCACGAATAGCACCAGCCGGAGCGTTGCCGTTAGTGCCGGGTTCTTGTGCTACAACTTGAACATTTTTATTTTCATTTTCACCATCAAGAAGAAGGGCGGCTGAAGAAACTGAATAATTTATGTCAGCAGTAGCACCAGTTCCCGGTGAAATTACAGTTGTACCAGCCGGTACATTTCTAGTTCCACCTTGACCTAAAATTATAGATTCAGAAATGTTATGAAATTTTTGTGTTGGAGAATCAAGAGTAATTTTCCAAAAAGACCCGTCTGGAACTACGGAGCTATAATTAATTGGACCTTCAACATTTGGAGTTCCACGACCTATGTATAGCCTACCTGAATTTGGAAATTTAGAAGCATCTGATACATTGATTTCAATAGCCCCAATATTAGGAGAGGGAGCACCAGAATATATTTTGGTTGATATTTTTTCAAAAGAAGTATCAGTTACTTTAATTTTACCACTAGCTACTTGAGCTGTATTTCTATAAACCCTTTCTTCTCTACCAATTCTATTTAGAGCTTCTCCAGTTGCTCTTTCCACAGAAAAATCTCTAAGTATTTGAAATATATCACCAGAAGTACGTGCTACAGACCTAGCTACTACGTCAAAAAATTGAGTTACAGCCGACCCTGTATTTAAATCGTTAATACCTGTAAGCCCTACATATTCTGTAAGCATTTCAGATAAAATTTGCTCTCTTGATTTTGGGGTGGGTAAACCGACAGCCATACAATTCCTTTTTAACTATATAATATCATATAATTTAAAGATTCAGTGCGAAGCCAAAAAGAAAACATGACTTTTTTTCTTAATTAAAAAAAGCTATAAAAGTTCCAAGTTATTAAAATTACACAGCTACATTAAAATTAATTGGAAATATACCTCTTCCATTTACAAGCCTAGCACTAATTGTAATTGCCAAATCAGGTGGCAAAAGACTAATTTCAATTTTTTCAACGGCTTCAAATCTAGAGTCTTGAAGAACCATATCTCTTAAATCTTTAAGCACACCCTCAACCGCAACATCTGTTACATTAACCCCCGGAGTTAACCCTAAGCCAAACGATGTGTCTGATAGCAAACTTCCTTTTTGAGTTTGCACTTTCATTTTAAGAGCTTGAATAAGGTTTGTCGTTCCATTTGCAAGCCCTATTTCACCAAAAGAGTTGAGTACGATATCATTATTGTCGTCAAGAAGCCAATCTACTTTGGAGACCCCCTGAAGCGTATCGTCTTTAAGAAATGGAATCTCATAAGTTCTAGGCTCTTCATCTACAGCCTGATCGGATGGGATGTATATTTGGTTTTGACTATTGACAGTTCCCGGTAAAAATGTTTTTACTTTAGCTTGATCATTAGTTGTCAAAAGATTTAAGTCAGAAATCCCATCAACTGTAATTAAATAGTTAGTATCAGTAATTTTTTCAATTGCTGTAATTTTTCTAATAAAAACCGGCACAGTATTGCTCGATATTTGCACTTTTTGCCCTACATACAAATTTTCATTGCTTTCAATATTGAATTGCCTTCCATCTCCATTTGAAAGAAATGAATAGAAAAAACCATCCTCATCAATATAAGGTGATCGAAGATTGTTTAACGTAATAATTTCATTGTAACGATCAGGATCGCCAAGATACCTAGCAGAAATTTGTTCGATTGTTAAATTAAAAGGAACTGGAACAAGCTGTTTGGCCGTGGAAGATGAATCAAAGGCAATTCCAGAATCATCAGCAAGCCCCCCAACGTATTCCAGTGAGCTTTGAGACCTTACATCATCAAACTGTCTAGTTGCAATCAACTGATTTATATCCAAAACAGCTTCTTCAAGAGCTGCAATTAACTCGAATTCTTCAATAGACATTGGCGTAGCTCTTTCTTTTGGTGTTGGTCTACCGTAAATTTCTGAAAAAAATTCATCGCCAGCACCAAAGTTATTACTTAAATCAAGTATAAGTTCTTGTATTTCTTGGTTAAACTCTCTAATTTCTTCTATGGAAATAAGAGAGTTAAGCTCAACTTCATCATCAATTGCCGCCCGTTGTTGAGGGGTAAGTTCTAGCTCATCAATGTTAATTGAGTTAAAAAAATCAAATGCACTTTCGGGTTCATTGAAAACATTATTTACTGGACTAACTCTGGCGGCATCTCTAGCTTCTACACCTAAAACACCAGCCTCTATTTGGTCAGCAGATACGCCTTCGTTTTTTGAGTCTTCAGTTGCAATAGCGGATACAATTGCCCTTGCTTTAGCTTGTGCTTTATTGTTTCTGGCTTGCCCAGAACTAAAAGCTGCTTCAAAATTAGCTTCAGATTGAGCTAAGTCTTTTGATCTTTTCTTTGTTGCAGCAGTAATATCTTTGCCAATTTGATTTGGCAAATCTGAAATAGACAATGCTAATCCTGAAAAATCTTTGGTTAACAAAGTAATTTTTCTTAACGTATCAAAAGGCTTTCTAAAATCAGCTCTAACAGCTTTAATAGTGTTCAGAGAAGCACTCATTAAACTTCTGGCGTTATCAAGAGTGTTATTTATTTTTTGAAAAAAATTTGGGTTAAGTTTTTGAATCTCTAAGCCAACAAAACCTTTAGAAGAACTAATGTCAATTCTTTTCCATGCTTTAAATTGCATATTGTAAAGATGTTCGCCGGGACTTCTTTGGCTTTTTGTGACAGAATATTGGATGGGAGTTACAACAAATGATTCATTTGTTTTTGGGCAATCAAAAATTAATCTCCACCCTTTATTTGCAGGGTCTTTTTTAGCCATAGCATATTGCTCTAAAAATTGTTGCAATAATAACGCCTGAAAATACCCGGTGTTTCTACCTCCACCATCACTTTCAATATCTAAAGAAGTTGGTGGTGATTTACCGCCATTTTTTAATTGATTGAAAGAATCAACAACACCGCCTAAAGCTTCGACAGTTCCACCAAACAATGCCGTACCACTGCCTGAATTTGGGTCTTCATAGGTTGTTCTGGTTGGCCAAATACCCGTAGTACCAGAGGCAGAGATCATTTTGAATTTAACGCCATTATGTTCTTCTACGATACCACGCATAGTAGCTGTAGTGTTGATTGCAAATTGATCTGTAACTTGAAGTTGTTGGGGGGTTATAGGGAGTACAAATTCCCATCTATTTTTTGTTTTTCCAATTTCATACCTAACACCTCCGGTATCAGATTCGTACTTAACAATTTCTGTAAAAAAAGATTTGTTTCCTTCTGATCCTACTACAGAATTTCCATCGGTTACATCTATTACCAAAAGTCTGTAAGGAAAAATGCCATTGGCTCTATCTACTTCTAAATCAATAGGTGAAAAAAACGAATCTTTTTCAAACTGATTACTCCAAGGCAGTTCAGATGACTCAAAAGAATCAAAACCACTTGTGGTTGAAGAATTTGGGGCAATACCACTTACTAATTTACCACCTAATTCTTGTAAAAAATTTTTTAATGCCATATTTTTCCTTGCAATAATCTATAATGTATAGTATCATACATATTAAAGATTGTGTTTTGTATGATATTATATATACGAGATTAATATGGGAAAAGCTAAACGTAAAATCAATAGGTTAAGAAGGAAAAAGCTTAAACAAGTTATTAAGCCTCGTATTCCAGTGGCTCCTTCTGGTTTTCCAATGAAATCTAAAAAAGATTATAACCGTCAAAAAAGCAAACAAGAAACAAAGAAGATAGCAGATGACAATTAGCGACACACTTTTAATATTTTTTGTTATTTTTTACATATTTTTTGCGTTTTTATGTTTTTATATTGGATGTAAAAGAATTAAAAATAAATTTAACAATATTCAACATAAAAAAGCAATGAAAAAAAAATTAAAATTAGTTAAAGGGAACAAATATGATTCAAAAAATTAGATTTTATATTTGCGAATATTTTTATGGAGGGCACATTTTCAGCAGAAATTCATCATGTCAAAGATGTGGATTACTTAGACAATATATC